TACGTTTAATCGTAGCTATTGAGACTATCTTTAAGGAGATTATGAGACCTGAGGATTACTTTGCATGGAAGACTAACACAGGGTTTGACATTCATTAAATCACAGGTATTAAAAAGCCCCTTGGTTTACACCTTGGGGCTTTTTTATTACTTAAAGTTTACTTATGGTGCTGTTTCATCGTCCTTAACATCTTGCATTTTATCGAGAGTGGCTTCTCTGGCTCCTATGAAAGAACCACGCAAAGAGTTACGGGCCACGATTTTACCAGCAGCTACAATAGCTTCCTTTGCTTTTTGCCACCCAGTAGCGGCACTATAGTTTTGTTGTTGTTTAGACATTTCAGCTATGACAGAAGGGTTAGTAAGTAAGTCCATAAGTCTTGCCTGTTTTTTAACATCTAATTTAACCTGAGCTACTTTAGAGCCTAAACCAGTTACTGCTCCAGCGGTGGACTGTATGCCCATTTGAGTTCTGCGATAAGCAGCAGCTATGTTTGAAAGACCAACACCTGTTTCCTTTTGAAATAGTTCAGTGCTTAATGTATTATTTCTAAAAGGTACATTGGCTGTATCAATAGTAGATACTATATCAAACATTTCCATAGCCCCTTCAAGATTTTTTGAATACTCAGGGCCAAAAAACTCGTCAAACACAGCACGATTGCTCTGTACAAAGTTAACTGCATTATGTTTAGAGCCTCCACCAATAGGAACCATAGTTGATTTAAGTGCTCTATCAGTTAATTTAATACGTATTCCTGTTTTAAACATTTCAACATTTTCTGAATCCATGTGTTTAAACAGAGGAAGTAATTCAGACATATTGCCTTGACTTCCTATTAGTTTTGCCACAGTTGTGTCTAAACCATTACGCCCTACTGACTTAAGAAAATCATCAGTAGCTTGAAAAGCGTTAGTTTTATACTCAACTTCCAGCCTAGCTTTTACTTCACGGGCATTAGATAGGGCTGTGACACCATCAGTAAGTTCTTCTCGTAAATTAGGAACCATATCAACCAAAGCAGAGTTTTCCGCATCAGCTAACCAATTTTTAATTGCCTTTTCATTAGCAACATCATTTCCTTTTATAGCTTTAGAGTGTATTTTAGTATAAATAGCGTCTTTTAATACAGGTATACCTTCCTCACCCACGGCAAACAGAAAATCTTTGGCAACTTGAGAGTTTCTAGTTAAGTCCTGAGCGACTGTAGATGTAAATTTATTAACAGACATTTTAGACACACCAGCGCTATTAAAAGGTATGCCCATTTCAGTGTAATATTTAAGGTCTAAATCTTTTAAAGCCGCACCATATCCGTCAGGTAGTTCTTCTAATACACCACTTATAACTTTTTTAAAGTCGTTTAAAACCTTTAGTTGTACTTTTCCCTGTGAATCAGTAGTCCCTGTTAAATCACGAATACGCCCGTTAACAGTATCCTTTAGATTAAGAATATCAGCAGGTGTGTAAGAATCTACAACGTCAATAGTGCTCATGGAAGGGCCTTGAGTTATCTGCCCTGCTCTATCAAAAGTAAACAAACCTTGTGTTGTAGTAGTTTCAGTTTTAGTTTTTTTCTTAACGTCTAATAAAGGACTAAAATCTTTTAAGAAACGTCCCATGTCATTAGGTAACTCAGTTACAAAGTTAAGCAAAGTTGACACTTGTTGAGGGCCTAAAACAACACCAGATTCAGTAGCTGTTTTTTTCCAATCCTCATACAAAGGCCCAAGACGCTTTCGTACTAAAGTTCTTTTTTGATCTAATAGTCCTTTGGCCTGAGAACCTATGTCACTCAAAGGGTTATTATTAGTAAGTCCCGTAGTGACTTGATACATTTTAGTATCTACAGCGTCTATTTTATTTTGAATGTTCTGTTGACGAGCTATTTCAAACTTAGTGCGATTTGCTCGTTCTGCTATTACAGATTTTGGTAAAGTACCTTCAAAACCTTCTGGTACTGCCAATTTTTTTAAATAAGCATCTTGACGGGTAACAAACTCTTCCACAGCGTCATCAATATACGCTCGAAAAGTAGGGTCACGCCCATCTGAATAATACTCAAGAAACTTTCCTTTCATAATGTCATTCTGTAACGCAGCTACTATAGGCACTATTTTTAGAGGTTCACCTCCCATATTATTTTGTATTTCAAGTGCTTTCTCCATCATATTATGAAAGTCACCCTGAGAGTCAATAACTTGTTGAGCAAATCTAGCCTGTTCTCCTTTTAAATAACTATTAGTTTTGTTTTCTACAGTGTTTCCTTTTACACTTTTATAAGCAGCAAAAGAAGCTGTTATAGGCGATTGTGCTACTCCTGTAGTTATACCCGCTGTTACACCTAAACCCATTAAAATGTTTTGTTTTGTGCTTGCGCTCATGTCTGAATCAGAAATAGCGTCAGCAGTTTGTAACACAACTGTGTCCGATACTGCCGCTGGTAAGATAGATTGCACCATGTTAACAACAGTTCTAGGTATTGAGGTTGCAAAATTAGATAAATCACTAGCCGCTTCTGTACCTGCTGTAGTTGCTCTAACAGTCTGTTCTAACAGAGTCATGTCATCACCTGTAGGAGGTAAAGGCTCTGAGCCTGAGAAAAACAAACTACGTATAGCGTTTCGATGTCCAGACAACTCTTGAGCATTCATTAGCCTTGAGGGGTTCTGAAAAAAATAAGATTCATTTGGATTCATTCCCCTTGTAGCTACATCAGGGCCTCCTATTGAACGTGCTTTATCTATCCAATCGTCTGGCATAAAGAAGTCAAAACCACTAACAACGCCACGTTCAAAAGAATCAGCTACGTGCCTAGTAAAAAACTCGGTACTACTCTCACCTTCCTGTTGTCTTGATTGCTTAACCAAGGTACTTTCTTTATCTTCAAACACAGAAGCATTAAGAGCAGACACAGGGTCGTACTCAAGTTCTGGTAAATCATTAAGATTAACAGTTTTGTCATCATAATCTAACTCAGGTAAATCAGCAATGTTTTGATTAATACTCATATATTACACCATTTACAGCTAACACTTGTTTTCCTTGGTACATCTGTACCCCATTTTGAGGCTGATTTTTTTTAGCTTTGCCTATAGGATTTCCTTTCATATCACCAAACAACGCATCAGTTTGGTCTTCTGTTAAGTCAACTGTCAAAGCATAATTAGCTTTAGCTTTTACAAGCTTTTGATCATAAGCTAAAGAGTTACGAGCTAAAGCAAACTCAGCTAAAGCTTTAAAACCTTCAAAAGTTTGTTCGTTGTACGTACCACTTAAAAACATAGTTGCAGATTTGGCTAATCGTTGACCGATAGAACCTGTTTCTCTAAAGGCTGCTATTTCAGCTTGCGCTTTAGTATCTGAACCACCAAACAGACGGGAAGTAAATCTATCAGCAATTATACTTAACTGCTCAGGAGCTTTTACATCTTTATTGTTTTCTAGTTTAATAAGTCCTAAAAGTTCTTCCGCTATTCCTATTTTTTCTTGCTCATCTTTGCTTGTTGTTGCCCACGAATCTGTTACTGTCTTTACGTCAGAGATACTTAAACTAGGGCCTATAGCTAGTTTCTGTTGGTAGAGTTCTTTCCACTCAGGAGAACCATGCTCAAAACCATAAGCATCTGTTATAGCTTGAGAAGCCTCTGACCTTGTTGTTCCTGTTCCCTGTATAGGCTCTATTTTATTATTATCTAAGTTTTCTAAGTACATCTGTGTAGGTTGATAGGCTGTAGTGCCAGTACGTGCGTTTAAGTCTGAGCCTAAAATAGGTTTAAAACCTTTACTTGCCTTTGTACCTGTTCCTTGTATAGGTGTTATTTGCTGGTTATCTTTATTAACTTGATAAAGCGTAGCGGGATTGTAAGCTGTAGTATTTTGTTGTTTATTTAAAGCTGCTCCAGTTACCTGTGTATAGCCTTTGGATTCTGTTGAATCGTCTTTTAAGCCAGTTTGACCCACTGCCGATAAAGTCCCTGTTGAACTATTAACACTAAACATAGTTGTAGGATTATAGTTAGTGGTTCCTTGTAGAGCATTTAAATCTTCACCACTTATTTGAGTAGTAAATTTTTTGTTTTGGTCACCATTTTTTTCTTTATCGCCTAAAGCTGCTATTTTCTTTTCGGCCTCGTCAATTATACCTTGGCTGGCAGTCCCACTGTTTAAAATTTTAGCTAAGGGTTTGTTAGAAGCCTCAAGTTGACTTGCTAATGTTTTAGCGTATACTTGAAGATCAATAGCTTCCTGTGCTTCTGCTTCTGCTTCTGCAAGTATAACTAAATCATCCTTAGCTTTCTGTTGATCATCTTGTTTCTTTTCAAGTTCTAATTGTCGTTTGGCAATAGCTGCTGTATTCATTTGTCGAGCAGCATCACCTAGGCCTTTATCGGATAAGGATTGTGCAAAAGCAAACATCTCTTCTGACCCGCCCCGTTCAACACCTAAATACTCGCCTCGTAGACGTTTCTGTTCTTCATTCTTAGCCTTAAGCTTTTCAAGTTCTTCATCCTGACCACCCATAGCGCCACCTAAGGCACGACCTAGGCTAGACCCTAGTAAGCTTACTGCTCTCATTTTAGCAGGGTCACGGGCGCCTTGTGCTGCTTGAGCCATTAGTTGTTGTTGTAAGTCAAACTGAGACTTGTTACGTTTAGCCAGTATGTCTTCAACTGACGGGCCTTGAGTAAATAAACCTTGCATAGCCATATTATGTTCTTCCTGTCAATAAACCTGTTAACCAACCACTACCACCAGAAGTACCTAAGAACGAGGAACCTAATGACGTAAGGCCTGTAAGCCAACCATTGTCTTGTACGTTACCTTGGTCAATCTTAGCTTGCGCTAACATACGTGCAATAGCGTTCTGTTCTGTACCAAGTGCATAGCTTTGATCTAAGCCCTGTTGTGTCTGGTTCATACCAGCTTGTGTGAATGGTATACCTGTAAGTGACTGTTCAAGCGCAGGTGCTTGTAAGCCAGCAGATAACATACCTTGACCACTACCCATAAGGTTAGCGTATTGTTGCTGCTGTTGCTGTTGGTTAGTATTGAACTGATTCAAGTCTAAACCTGCACGTTGCATCTCTTGTCCAAAGGCATCTTGAGTAGACTGTGCGGCTAACTGTGATAAAGCTTGAGCTTGTGCAGCGTTCATACCAAACATATCAGGATTCATCATACCTGAGTCACCACCAGCACCTAAGCCCTCACCAGACAACTGTAGACCTAAACGTCCTAGGCCTTGTATTTGCTCTAAGTTCTTAGAACGCTGTTGTGCAAACACAGGGTCAAGTAAAGCACTACGTTCATTAAACAAACGCTGCCCTGCTGCCTGTGGGTCAAAGTTATAATTAAACTCATTAGGAGCCTGTTGTGCTAGGGTAGACGCTTGACCCATGAGGCCTGTGCCTTGCCCTACTAACGCAGGTAGACCTGAGTAAGCATCAGAGAGTGAAGTTGATAAACCATCACCATCTAATATAGCAGTACCTGTGCCTGATCTAAAGGTAATAGGCTTAAATGTGCCTCCTGAGCCACTGTAGTCTCTTGTTCCTCCTGTAGCATCAAATAACTGCAAAGGCCCGTATGGGTCAAAGTCGGCTGGTAATCCCGCATTTGACCCTCCAAATGGCCCAAACATTCCGTTATTGCCTTGTGCCAGTGAAGATTTCATTTCCATAGGCAATCCAGCCCATTGTGATTCAGATATGCCCTCTGGCCGTAAAGAGTCTAACTGGGCTTCGTTTAAATTACCTTGACCACCACCTATGTAGGCGTTACTTAATTGGTTATTTAATTGCTCTGACTTTGCTAACTGTACTTGCTCTGCGGGGGACATGGAGTTAAAACCCGCAGGTGCTCCACCACTCGCAGGGTCTGCGTTTTGCCAAGTTTTTAGTTTTTCAAAATTAGCATCACTTAAACCATAACGTGTCTCGTTTTTAAAAGCAGTAGTAAAAGGCGCAAAGGGGTTTAAAGCCATCTCTAACATACCACCCGCAGTGTTGGGCAACACAGGTGAAAAGTCCTGAGCAGCTACTAATTGAGAAGGTGTTCTGTCATTGCCATTCCCTTGAAATTGCGCTCCTTGACCGCTGACACTAGGAGCAGAGTACCCGCCCTTCCCATCGTTACCGCCTTGACTTCCCGCACTTGGGTGACCGCCTCCCATTCTATACGCCATTATGCTGTCCTCTTCCAAAAGTATACAACAATATACGGCTGCATAATGTCGTGTGTGTGGGCTTGTCCACCGCCTTCATAATCAAATTCTGCGTTCCTAGGGTATGAGTTGGGATGCCCCGCTGTTACAGAATCCGCAGCCCCATCTGGGTTGCCTGTACCTGCCGTACCTGTCCATCCGTGAGCGTGACTAGGTATCTGAGCAAGTGTAAGAGTATGTGAGTCAGTTGTTGCACCACCTGTATTACCAGCAGTATAACCTCCACCAGCACCAAGCATTACACGACCAGCACTAAAGGCTGCCCAAGTACCTACGCCCATTAAAGTAGCTAAGGATGAAGCACTGTAAGCTGTTGTTGTAGTAAATATTGAACCTACAGGATATACTAAAGCGTTAACTACGGCTGCTGTAACTGGTGGTATTACTAGTGCTGCTACGGCAGCATCTGNGTACGCTGTAGTAGCTACCTGTGTAGTGTTGGTACTAGCAGACGCTGTAGGAGCCGTAGGGGTGCCTGTGAGAGCAGGTGAAGCCAGAGGTGCCTTAGCGGTAATACCAGCTACTATAGCGGCCTGTGTGAACGCTGTGGTGGCTATCTGTGTGCTATTGGTAGAAGAGGCTGCTGTAGGTGCTGCTGGTGTACCTGTCAGCGTAGGGCTACTTGAGTTAGCTTTAGTGGCTACTGCTGTAGCAATGTTTGTAAACTCGTCATCAATCTCAGTACCACTTACAGTCTTGAGAGGATTACCTGTGGTTAAGGCATCCTTTGTTGCAAAGTTTGTTGACTTAGTATAATTGGACATAGTTAAAGTACCTTACCTTGTTTAGCGTAAATTGATAGTTTCTGTAGGCTCATTGCAGTACCATTAATATCAGTAGTAAAACCTATTTGAATTATGTTACCTGCTCCTTGTGCTGGTGATTGTTGATCGTTGATTAAGACTGAGCCAGCATATTCTGATAAGCCGTATTCAGCTAAACCATACTCAAACACACTTCCAGCCTCTAAAGTAAACGTCTGTGAAAAGAAAATTGGACTATACTCATAGCCTACCTTAAGTGCAAAAATTTGACCAGAAGCGCCTACTGTGGTAGCGGCTAACTTTTTAACAATCTTATTTGTGTTAGGCATTTCTAAATCAAAGTAGTTACTAAAGTAAGCCATCTCATACTTCTCTCCATTATCTTGATAGCCTCTGTACTTTGCTATACCATCAGGTTTTGCAAAAAGAAGTTCAGAGTCTAGTGACAAGAATCCTTTAGGTGTTAACTCAGGCCATACTGTAACCCTATAACTTCCGTCCTGTAAAGTCTGCCTTGTGTCAAACACAAAGGTTTGTTTAGTGGCTGGCATAGTTAACAGGTAGAAAGCATTAATAGGAGAATAGACTGTTTTAACATTAGCCAGTATTTCACTACGGATTGCTTGTATAATGTCATCACGTATGTTCTTAGAGATGTCTCTCATAGGCTGAGATTTCTCTTGTACTGTACGATTCAATGAACGTACACCTGTGTTACTTAAGAACAAGATGTCTTCACCAGTGTTCTGTACGGAGTCTCTAGCTATACAACCTACACCTTCGATAACTTCCACTAAGGTTAAACTTGAGGTAGTCATACCTGCATTAAAGTTATTACCATCTGAGTAGATAATAATGTTATCAGTACAGAATATAATCAAGTTGCCGTTGTGTGCGCCTATAGCAACAATTTCATCAGAACCTTGAGTAAGTACAGAAGATATATCAAGAGTACCAGCAGTACCCCCATGCCACTTAAAACCACTTAGTACGTCCGTAAAGTAAACTGTGGTCTTGTTAGTTGTTGTGTCTGCGGCCCATAAACGACCATAGGCTGCTAATACTGTGTTGGCACTGGGCGCAGTACCTGTTGTATGGGTGTGTGTAGCTATAGATTCAAAAGTATCCGCAGCACCCGAGTTAGTATACACAAGTGGTAAGTAGCCACGTTGAAAGAAGTAATGATGATCATTTAATGTAGCTGTTTGCCAATTACCTGCTGCTATTGTGTCAGTAGTGGACGGGGTTAAAGTTACTAGGTCTGTAAGTCCTTTGTAGAACTTGTCAACACTGAATGACAATAATGTATCAGCACCTGTGATTTCTTTAAAGTTAGACACACCTAGTAAGTTAACACCTACGTTTCCGTTAGCTGAACCATCCTTAGCATTACTTATGGTCTGCCAGCCCTTACGTGAACCTAGGCGACCAAACTTATCAATGATACAGTTGTCTGCGTGTAGTGCAAAGCCTTGCTGTAGCGTTACACCTGATTCCTGAGTGTTTAACCCATAGAATGCAGGTGCTGCTATAGAGGCTGCCTGTAGTTGTTTACCCATATTTAGTAAGCCTCCCAAATCAGTTCCTCAGGGTGCTTGGCTGCATCAAGAGCAATGGCATCAGATAGGTAAACAGAAGCAAGAGCCTTAGCCGATACTGCTGACATACCTCCGTCCTCACCACGTTCCTCAAGGGCCATAGCGTAGGCTAAAGTCTGCACAGGTAAGAAAGGAACTTTAACAATGTCATCATCATTAGTGACATCAGGTGATCTTTTAATGATGTTAAAGAATAACTCATAGACACCATCAGGCTTGGGGTACACATCTATCTGAGTGTCACCTGAGTTACTTAACCCGTTGAACACGTAGTTCTGAGGTGCTCCTGTAGCTGGGGTGTTATTAAGATATACATTATTAAACCAGTGTGGTGTCTGGTACTTCATAAATGTATCGCTTGTGTTGTTGATAGCCTCTAAGAGTGTAGACTTATCACCAAAGTCAGTAAGAACATAGTTAAACACATTTGCTTGTGTAGTCACAGTCATAGTCTCACGTAGGTTAGACCAACCCCAAGCACTTTCCACCATCTCTACAGCGTCACGTACAAATAAACCAATAAGCTTAGAATAGCTGTTTTCATTAATTGAATCTACTTCTCGCTCACGTAACCTTATGAGTATGTTGTTAACTGTTTGCTTATATGTTTTCATGTGGCTTTACCATTTAATTTCTCTACTGTTCTAAGACCTGCAAGGCCAAGCATTGCTAACGTAAGTTCAAGCATAGCGTCTAAGGGTACTC